GAACTTCGCTTCCCAGTCGGCTGACTTGCACGAAGCCTGGAGAATCAGTCCCTGCTCTGTAGGCAGGAGCCCCAGCTCCGTTGACACGGCGAGGACGTCTGCGAGGGGGAAATCCCCCCCCTGGTCCACGGGGTGTACGGCATTCTGAACGGGTACCTTGCATACAGCCACCTGACCCTGGTTGTATAGGTCTGATGTTATAAGCTCGGTAGTCACGGAATTGGCTAGCGGCCGTGTGGCCTGAACCGCAGTCTCCCAATTCTCGGCCTGAAGGCCGAAAACGAACTGCCTGTTCTCCATCCACACGGTATTCGCCGGATCGTAGACTGTTGGTGGATCGTCGCCCGCCCACCTGAATGCTACGACCGGGTACTGAGGATTGGGGAGTGATACTACGAGTATACTCCATGTCTCTCCTGCCGCTAGGCCAGCGGGGGGGCCAAACTTCTGCTTGTTGACCCACCTCAAAACCGCTGACGATTGCGTTGACATATCCGGAATGCCCCTGCACAAGTCCATCCCCTCCCGATGAGGTGGATGCAGATACTCCTTCACCCAGTCCAGCCCCTCCTTGGTGCTTGGAACCAGGCGGTTCTCGGCCAAACTCAGCTGTCGTGGCTGACGTGGCGCCTGCGTTGCCGCAGGCGTCCCCGGTGCTTTCGCCTTCGTCTTCTTCGTTTTCCTTGATTTCTTCTTCTTCCCGCCAGCTCCCTGTTGGGCTGGAGCAGGCGGCTGGGGCATAGAGGTTGACATCGTCCAAACCTACTGACAACAAGTCAATATATATGCTCTGAAGAAAAGGGTTGCTCATTACTTACGCAATGACGGTGTCGGAATCACATTCCTGGGTTCAGGCGATTATCGCCTGCAAACTGGTCTAAATAGATGGACCAGTCACCAGGAGTTGTCCCGCTGAGGCGCAGGCTGGCTGCTTCCATAGCCACCTGCTCCCCCGGGCTGATTCCCCACGCTTCGAAGAAACTTAACCGGGACTCCAGGGTCACTTCCCTAATGACCCTCTCCACCTTATCGGGATGCCACACCTCATCCTTGGCGCGGTGGTACTGATCCACTCCGCGCCAAGTCCGGTGCTGTGTGCCTCCGGCCTCCACCATAGACCACGCCAAGGCCTGGTTTACCGGTATGCCGAGGTTGCAGGCGGTCTCGCACCGCCCAACACTCGCAACCAACCGGGGTATGAAGGACGGCTGGTGCGGTTGAACGGTCCACTCTGCACGAGTCATGAACCGCTTTGGGTTGCGCACCATGCGCCAGCCTATACCATCCCACACAGGCCTACTCTGGCAGAATTCGCAGTGCTCGAACTGCTGGGCTACCTCGACCTTGGATTCCATGCCCCACTGAAGGAACCATTTCGCAACGTCGAGGTGATCAACCTTGGCTTGATCCTTCCTATCGTAGATTAGGACAGAATCGTCCCCGTCCACGTAGAAGGCGGCCCGCACCCCAGCCTCCCTGGCCCAGGTGCTAAGCAATCCGTAGTTGATGACA